GAAATAAACCAGATGCACCACCACCTGATCCTGCGGTTCCACCGTTACCCCATGCACCTTGTCCACCAGCTCCAGATAAACATCCAGAAGCACCAGTAACACCTGGTGTTATACCACCTGGTTCATATCCATTACCAATACCACCTGGCCAGTCATTCCATGGATTTCCTGTAGCAGGGTCGTTACCTGGCGTTCCTCCAACTTGATTTCCTTGTCTGGTGTTAAAACCAGGATTACCACCTTGTCCTAATTCCCATGTTAATGTTCCAGCTGTTTGTGCTATTGCACCAATTAATCTTGCACCTCTACCACCATATCCACCATTAGCACCACTTTTACCTGATATTGAAGTTGGCCAACCTGGCCAAGATGAACTACAGTTAGATCCTGAGTTTGCATTACCAGGACCTCCGCCACCACCAGACATTTCAATCGAAATGCTTCTACTTATTTCACCAGTTGATGGTGCTGGTATTGACCATGACGTCGTTGAATCATTTGTTGTATATGTTAATTCTGAGTCAGTATTACTCTGACTCTTTAATTGTGCTACTCCGTTACCACCTGTCATTAATGCTCCTGATGGAATATTACCTATAACACCACCACCAAGTGCTAGGTTAGATCCTGTACCAGGTATTCCACCATCACTTCCATCAACACCAGCAGTTTGAGTAAAAGTAAATCGTGGATCATTTAATAATGCTGCTGGAATTACAAATCCTCCTCCAGATCCTCCAGCACCACCAACAGATCCTCTCGTTCCACCGCCACCACCTACAGCTCTGATAGTGTAGAATGTGCCATCAACAGTTATACCAACTTCAGCATATCCACCATTTAGTCCATTATTATCACTGTCTGCACCACCACCGCCAGGTGCTTTCAAGAAAACACTAGTTGCAGATATTGTTCCCGAACCAGCATCTGGAACTGATATAATTCCACCTTGTGGTGTAGTAATTATATCTTCTGAGATTTCATATGCATTGCCAGGTATATCAAATTCTATTGCTTTACCACCAACCAATGTGGCAGTATCTACAGTGTATGCTCTTGGTGCTTGTGTAGTTTCTTGTTGTGAAAAATAACCATTTGCCAATTGTACTGTTACAGCAACTCCACCAGCTGTCGCTTGTGTAGGTGTTTCTCCGTCTCTTGGTTCTACACTAAATGCTTGAAGTCCAAATCCTGTTGCTATTATGGTAAAATTGCCACTAAATTCTGATGGTGTTGCTCCATTTACAGTTATGATGTCACCAATTGTGAGATTATGGTTTCCATCACAATCTATAGTTATTAGATCAGTAACAGAGTCATAAGTAATAGATAGAACATTTGTTTGTGGTGCTTCTGATATCATATATTGATATTGTTGATCACCAGTAGTTCCTAATCTATCACCGATACCATTACTGTTACCATATGTTGCTGTTAATGCGTTCTGTAGTGGTACACCAATCAAACCATGTGAATGACCTAATGCCTGTCCTGCAGATCCGTTTGGTTCAAATAAATTGACATTTGCTCTGGTAGTCACGTAGTTTACAGCAAACTTATCAACCTCTGTAGTACCTAGTTCTGCTAATTTTGTTTCATCAACTTCTACTGTCAACATCCTGTGACTATGTGTTGGTGGAAATGGAAAGACATAATCATCCATAGGTCCTATCTGATACTTGACAGTTCCTGTAATATATGCACCAATATCTGCTACTATATTATTATATCCTGTAGTTTTTACATCACCAATAACAAAAAAATCTCCACTATCAATTAGTGTATCTTTGGCAATATACCATGTACCACCAGTTTGTCCAACAGAGTTGTTAATTGCATTTTCTGGTGTTGATGTTCCTGCTCCGTTGACGTTACCAAATCCAAGTATTTTTCTTTGTCTATAATCTGGTAGATTAAATGTTCCAATATTATATGGATAATCTGCTAAAGTATATGATTTTTGTATAACAAGATCAGGATGTATAACAGGACCAGCAGCACCAATTGCAATAGATCCAACCATTGCAGCATGAGTTCCACAATTATAAAAAAGAGTAACTCCTGATAAACCAGATGTGTGAAGTATCACCACACCAATTGCTCCATCACCAGCACCATTACCAGTCTGTCCACTACCAGTGCCAGTATAAACTGGAAGTTGGTTAGCAGTTCCATTAGAATCTACAGTCTTGATATAAAATGGATGACTTGTTACATTAACATTAAATTGAATTATATCACCCGCACCAAAAGTAATGGTAGGATTGTTACCAGAAATAGGACCATCCCTATCTTCACCATTTAAAACCCATGCATCATCACCAGAGCTGGTGACATTGAATACAAATGATGCAGGATTATTTCCAGATGTAAAATCTATAGTATAATCAGATTGTGTTATAGTTGTTAAATCAACACCAGCAGTGCTTGGAAATGATACCTCATATGCAAATTCATTTGTTTGTGCTTGTGCACTAACATCCTCTGTTGGTTGTAGTAATTGATAAAAAGTAGTCTGATTAAAAATACCACCAAGTGGAAATGATCCATAGGGATTTGTTCCAAGAGAAAATCTAAACACCGAACCATATGGATATGGTCTTTTTACATTTGTCTTGTCATTAGTCGCATCGTAATAAAATTGTAAAAATAGTTTATTGTTTATAAAATATGATCTTCTTAAACCGCCAGGTTGTGATGTTTGAGTTATATTTTGTGATGCACTACCACCATATCTATTTTTAATAATACTGTATAATTCTGGATAGTCACGAATCATTAATGATTTACCATCACAATATAAATGTTGTGGATATGAATACTCAGGATCTTCTGATGCCATATTAAGATCAGCAAATACAGGAAGAACTGTTCCAACAGGAGAGTGGTTACCAGTCTTGTCGGAATAGTAGTTAGAGTATGAATTCCTATATGTTGCCATTTTAATATTTAATTAAAAATTCTTGAACTAAAAATGGTTGTATAAAACCATCTGCCTTGTTTTCCTCATTTACATCTATCTGAACTGTAGATGTTATTTGATCAGCAGGAATATAGGTTGGTTTTGTTACTACATTCCATGTATGTGGTTCTTGATTGAAAGGAACAAAATGTTTGTGTATACATTCATTACCAAACTCCTCTACATCAACCACAGTATTATTAAGTGCACCATAAACAATAGAGTTTGCTTGTGAGTCAAAAGGAACTTGAGTTGCTGCTGCTACCGTGGTTGGCGTATAATTAGCTGCTACAGTGGCTTGTTTTAGACCACCTCCTAGTTGTGCAACAGCATATCCATCACAAGATGATCCACCTATAAGACATGATCCTACAGTTTTACAGGTCATCTCACTTGTGTATGTAATATTACCACAATTAGCTGTAAATGGTTGTTGACCACTTGTTGTGTATATTGGGTATCCATCACCAGTTAATGTTCCAGCACCAGCAGTTGAACATTCAAATTCTAAAATAGTTCCTGTTGGATTTCCACTTCCATCAGGATTTAACTCAGGAATAGCACCAGGTATCAAACACTTATATTGTTGATCAAAGGTACAACCAGCCCAACAACCACCAAACCATGTATATACCTCTTGTGAATCACCACCAGCAAAAGAGAAACCACAAGAATTACTATCATTTTGTGGTTGAAATGCAGTATAGACCTTAGATGCTACTGCCTTACATAATTCTTGTCTTGTATTGTTTGCCCATGGCATAATACACAAAGTTGATTTAGATGTGTATGAGTTTCTACCAAATAAACCAAATTCATTTGAAGGTGATGCAGTTCTTGATCTCTTTCCATCATGGAAATGAGCATGTGCTTGAAATTGGTTTTGTAATACTTCTGTTTCTTCTGTATAGTTACCACTAGATTTAGCAAAACCTGGTTGACCAGTAATTTCAATTGTCTGTGCTGGTAAGAAAAAATTACCTTGATATTGTATCTCGTATGATGAACCTATGTTACTACTAACCTCTAATCCTACGCCAGATTTTGTTATTTCTTGTCCTGCATCGTTGAGCAAATATGTATCTTGATAATCTCCTAGGTTAGAGGAGAATGATGTCTTAGTAGATTTAGCACCAAGATCTGGCACTTGAAATTGATTATCAAGTAATGTTGTATCTGGTTTTTTATATCTACAATTAGAACCTACACCTAATACAGTAGCAAGTTCTGGAAATAATCCAGCATCATAAATTGCTCCATCACATCTCAGATAACCAGCAGGAAGAGTTTCATATATTGTTGGATCCTCTGGATCTGCAGATGATAACTGATTAGACCAGTTTATAATAGAACCAGTAAGTGTTCCTACTTTTCCTTTTTCTTTTGAATATAATACTGCCATTAGTATGCTCTGATAATATACAATACGACTAAGGATGGAGTGTTGGGATTAATCTGTACACTAAGTGCTCTGTTAACATTGATAGGTTCTATGTTTCCAGTAGTCATATTATTTATGAGTAAAGTGGTAGGGATGTTCATCTGTCCTTTAGTCATTGATATATCAATCGTAAAGTGATTATGAGATCCTATACTCGTGCTTGTAAATGCATCACCATTATGATTCAATGTAACGGGATAAGGATAGTCTCTTCCTGCTCCTATTGCACCATAATAATCCTGTACATCAGTGTTTGGTGGTGTAACACCACTACCTCTTCTTTCTATTGGAACTTGATCAGATACATAATAGTTTCTCAATCCTAGATATGAACCAGGTGGTGGAAATGGTGCAGTAACTGCTGGTTGTTGTACCTGTGATGTACATGAGTTATCATCAACATATTCATTGGTGAATCCATATGTTGCAACAACACGATCAACTGTTGGAACTACAGGTATAACATCAGATGCTTCACCAAAATGTCGATGATTATTACAGTCAACCAATGATGTAGCAGCAGGGTCATATGCAGTCCATGTGATTGTACCAGGATTGAAACTATCTGCCAATGGTTCTATATTAGTGAGTCCTGCATCAGAACCAGTTGAGTATTCAGAATCTTGAACTTCAAATCTTCCTGCCTCAAATAGACTTAAATAACTACCAGCTAATTCTACTGACGGATAAAAACCTCCTGTTGGTCTTGGATGTGTATGTGGTGCAGTATGATCAATACCTAATTTTCTTGGTATAGTTCTAATAGTATCAAAATATGATGGGTCTTCAATAGTAATACCTTTTATTTTTCCTGATAGTTCTGCCTCAACATTTGAATTAAATTGTGCATCAATATATGACAATACGTTAGATACTGGTTGTTGACCTTCAAAACCATTTAATGAAACATACTATCCAAATACACTCAAATCTTGTCCTGATAGAAGACTACTCTCTAAATCTATAAGAACTGTTTGATTTAGTAATGGTAAATTAAAAACATCGTCATCATTATAACTTGGATATGAATTGGTTATACCAACAAAAGGTTGACCAACTTCTACTACAGGACCATATAAATTACCCAATACCTGTGCAAGTATGGGATAATCTTTCGCCCTCAACTGACCCCCATTACACACGACCCAACCCTTAGGTATTGAATCAGGAGATAGTGCTGACTCACTAGTACTACCAGTCCATGGCATTATTGTGCCTATTGGACTGGCTTTTGACGCTTTTATACGGTTGTAACTTGGCATTTATTATACCTCCATTAACCACCAACCTTGTACGCTAGTTGGTATGCCTATTTGATCATTACTATCAACAGATCCAAGATATACAAGTGCAAATCCAGCGTTAGGAGTTTGAACTACAAGTTCACCAGATGGATATGGAGTTAATCTATCTCCAAATAGTGTTCCTGTTGAGTCACCTTGTATTGGTGTTCCACTTGTCTCAGGAGTTCTAACAACTAATGTTGTATCATATTTCAAGTTACCACCTACATCAATCATTCTTACAATATCACCTGTTTGTGGTGCAGCTGGTAGTGTAACGATCAATGTTTGTGTTGCTTGTACGTTTACCATGTAAATTATATTTGCAATCAGTGTGAAGTCTGCTTCTGGTGATGCTGCTGATAAGTATCTAGTATGCCTTGCACCAGTTGATGTAGTGAAGTTTTGTAATCCAAATGCATCAATCGAACGATTCTGCTTGATACTGTATTCACTACCACCATTTACTCCAAGATTCCTTATTGAGAATACATCTGAAGTAGTTGGAGTTGGTGTTGCAGTACCTGTGACTGTCAATGTATTTTGAGCAGTTACATTACCTTCGTTATCTACTGAGAATGATGGTGTGCAATTTAGATTTAATAGAACATTTTCTGGGCAAGATGTTGGATATAAGTAGAAGTCTCCTCTTGCTATCACACCAGCATCCCACTGGAATAAACCTGAGTGATCTGCATGTCCGTCATCATTAACAAACTGCATTAATTTAGTTTGTTTAACACTATCGTAAATCGTGAAGTTACCACCAGTTAATGTTAGATTGTCTGTTACATCCAATCTACCATTTCGGTATGACTTAGCACCATCACCAAGTTGCTCATTCATCTGGGTTGTATGAGTCTTACCATACAATCTACCGTTTACATTAGTTAGTATCTCAACACCAGTGGTTGTGTTTCTAAATCTTAACCACTGTTTGTAATCTAGTTTTTGTTGTGAAATGTATCCTCTTTCTAGTATTACAGAAAGGTAATCAACATTTACACCAGCAACTGGTCTTTGTCTAATTTGAGCATCAATTACACTAGATTGTGTTTCATGTTTGATGATCCTTCTAACAACATCACCAACACCATGACTCATTGCAACTGTTCCTTCTTGTGCTATGGTAGCAACAATAGTAGGAAGTGCACCAGTCACAATAGTGTCAATCTTCATGATCTCTATCTGACCAGTGTTACTAGAGAATGATGTTAGAGGTCCTACAGCAATTAGATCACCAACTGCAAATGCACCACTTCCTTCTCCAAGTGATTGTACTGGAATCTGTAATAAAGTTGCACTGTTACCAGTAGCAGTTGCACCAGCAATAGTTGTATTAGGACCATTTGCCTGTATTGACTGTGGATCTGCGTAGTAACCATATGCTATGATTTCATCTG